AAAACGGGTGATTGACTTCACGGCAAAGGGCGATGCTGGGGCGCGGATAGAACGTAGTTGATCGCGGGATAGGGCGCCAGTCCCGATCTGCATCGCAATTGCCCCCAGGAGGGCGTCTGCCCTGTCTGGGCTCTCAAGGCCGCGGGCCTTCATCTTCTCCTTCGGTTCCGCCTTCAGCTTGCCGGCAGGCGTCATGTCGATCTTTCGCGTTGTGAGCTGTCTGGCAGTCTCGGGATCGATCCCCTCCAGGATGATCTGCTTTCGTTCGATCGCCTTGGCGGCCTCGAACCAGATCTCGGATCCGCGGTCGGCATAGGCTTTGGTGTTCTGTGGCTGCTCCCCGTTGTGTACCCGGTTGATCCGGCAGCGCAGCTCTGCGAGGTAGTCGATCATGACGGTCCCGAGCCCCGTGGCATCCCCGTAGATCTGGCCCGGCTTGAGATCGTGCTTGCCAAAGAGGCGCTTGAATTCATGGCAGGCCCTTATCGTATCCGCATCCCGCCACGCCTCAGCGATCCAGGCCCGGTTCCCTTCCCGGATCGCCAGCACGTTCTCATCGCCGCCGGCAGCGAAGTCACAGAAGGCCGTCGTCGGGCCCCGGTAGCTGGGCGGCGGATCCTCGCGGCAGCCCCGCAGCTTGTCGGGGCTCAGGATGACTGATTGATCGAGGTAGGTGAACTCTCCCAAGTGCATCGACCGGTAGACCGGGTGGTCCTCGCCGTAGAGGGCCAGATCCTCCGCGCGTTTCTTTGGATCGATGTGGGGGCAATCAGCCGACGTGACGGCGAGCCGGTGCCAGCGGCCCGATTCCTCGTTGTGGCTTCGGAAAAAGAAGCCCTCGGGCGCTCCTGGGCTCGAGGCGATCAGGACACGGGTGCAGGTACAACGGTTGCAGGCGTCCATGATCCCATCCTCGACAGATTTGGCCTCATCGATGATGTAAAGCAGGGGACTATCGGGCCTCTGATGGTAGCCTTCGGCGCGGCCTGGTTCGTTGGTCGACCAGCCGATTGCCCACCCTCCCTCCGGACGCCTGACTTCGGTTACGTTGAAGGTCCAATGGGCGAACATGGACCTTCCCCGGTAGGACGTGAGGGCAGGCCAGAGCTGTTTCTCAACCTGGATCCACGAGCCAGAGGTTACGACAGCGCGGCCGCGGGGGAAGGCGTAGAGCCACCAGAGGATCGCCGGGGCGATTACGGCTTGGGTCTTGCCTGAGCCGTTGGCAGCCCGGATGGAGGTCCGCCGGTTGAATTCGATCGAGGCGAAGGCTTCGATCTGCCACGCATAGGGGTTGGGCAGGAGATAGCGGAACGCGAAGGGCGCTAGGCCGAGTTCATACGATGGCAGATCCCGAGCCCTTAGTGGCGCGCAGGCGCGCGGCCTCGAACTCTTTGGCGAACTCGCGGATTTCTTTTTGCGACCTGCCTTCCGCTGTGGCTGTGGCTGTGGCTTCGGCATGCACGCTGATCTTGGTATCGGTCGTCCTCCATTGGGCCTGACACTTGAGCCAGAAGATCATGGCCGTGAGGGCTCCGGGGTCCTCGGAGAAGGCGAGCTGGGTAAGGTTGCGCGCCATCTTCTCGGCCATCCGGGCCCGGCCGGTGGACAGCTCGGCGGCGTAGTGGTTCCGGATCGTCTTCTCGCACAGAGTCTGTTCGTCGGAGAGAACGAGTCCGATCTGGGCGGGCCTGAGTCCGAAGCCCGCCAGTTCGGCGACCCTTCGGCGGCTCGACTTGGTTGGCCTGTGTGCCACCTCCTTTATATGGGGTAAATCTGTTACCCTTAATCAATCGCTCCATCGGGCAGCGGTGGCGGCCATTTATGGGGCATGAGTTCGAGTGGTTGCCAGGGGAAATCCGAGTAGCGCAAGACGTCGCGCACGTAGTCTTGCGGATGCTCATGGGTGCCGGGCTCATGTCGCAGTGATGCGGCTTTCTCGAGAGCCTCGGCGTTTTCAGCGTTGCCGGTGAACGTCTGAGTTTCCGGGTTGTAGATGACATCTAAGTCCGGGATGCGGATTCGCTGGAAACCTGTATGCGTCATAGCTATGGGACTGCGGGTGCTGGGCTTCGCCCTAGGTCATGGCGCGCGGCGTTGTAGGAGGTCGAGAACGTGAAAGAAGCCTTCGGGATCATCGATAAAGAAGTTCGCGGGATCGTTGAGGAATCGCTCGGCCCCAACTGTGTTGAATTCCCAGACATCGCCCTGGTATTGCTTGCCCGCGTATTTATTCCACCCTTTTTCGATCCACTTATCCTCGCGCCAGACTTCATCGGGTTCATACCCAGGTCCGAGTTTCTTCAGCGGATCGCGCGTTCCATCCGGGCGGGTAGTTCGTTCGTCATAGAACTTGTGGGAGCGGCGGACGGTTGCGGGCGAGAGCCCCGGAGCGGCGAACCTTCGGAGCGAGTTGTATTCGACGAGGTGAACGAACTCATGCAGAAAGTGAGTAAGCGGGGAGTTTGAAAAGATCTGGAATTCGCGAGACCCAACAGAAGCGTAGGCGCGGCCCTTGTAGCCCCATGCGACTGTTGCCGCTCCTACGTCATCGAGGATCGATGCGGGAATCAGGGATTCGATGTGTTTGCGGCCCTTCGCCTCCATGTCTGCGACGCGCTTTCGTGCGGGTCCGGAACCGGAACCGGCTTGGTAGTCGAATGCGTGCGAGAAGGTTGAGCTTAGGTCGGCTTTGCGTCGAACTGCATCGGGCAGGGTGATTAGATCGCGAACGGCCTTTTGCACGGCGGGAATGTCGATGCCTTTTGAGCGTTTCTGCAAATCGTCGTCGAGTGCGAAGCCCTGCTTTTGAAGCTCTGTCATCTTGGCAATGATGACGCTGGCGCGGTCTGAGTCTGCCGGAACTTTCGTTAATTCTTCCCGCAACTTGTTCCTTTCCTCATCGATCTTGCTGATCTGAATCTCGAGTGAGCGAATTTCCTTGCGTGCCGGGCGGTATTCCTTGGTTGCGGCGTTGAGTTTTTTCCGGAGTGCTGCGAGGCCTGCGAGCCCGGCGCGCTTGTGGGCGTTGCGGGTTTCAGCTTCCCATTGGGTGGAGGCTTTTTCGAGATCGAGGATTCTCTGCCTGTCATCCGCTTGGGTGTTGGCTTGGGTGATGGCGTTGGATGCCTCGGCGTTGATACGGTCCATGTCGGCCTTGAACCGCGCAGCCTTGTCTACGGGTTTCCGTCCAGAGGCTGGCTTCTTGGTGGCGGCCGGCTTGATCGTCGATGCGCCGGTATCAGTCTGGCCCAGTTCCTTGAACAGGATGGCGCGGAGGTCGGGGTCAAGGTTGTCGAGCGAGGCCTTCAACTCTTTGTTGAGCGCCTGGGATTCCGGGGAGGGCGGAGATTGGTTCGGATCGAGGAGCTTGAGGCCGATTGCTTCGGATCGGGAAACATCCTCCTGGTCCATGTAGGAGTTGAAGCCATAGGGAGGGTAGGGGACTTCAAAGCCGCCGATGTCGGCGCCGTTCTGCCAGATCCAGAAAGCCGTGTCGGCTTTGAGCCGAACGGCGTTCTCGTATGCTGCGTGTCGCGGGCGCTTGATCTTCGCCCCTGGGATGCGGACGAACCGGGCAGCAGGGTAGGCCTCAAGGATATGGGGCTCGTTGCCCTGCTCCCAGTAGCCGTAGCCGTAGCTGGTCCTCACGTTCGTGTCGAAGATGAGCTCGAGACGGCGGCGCGAGTAGATCTTTTTAATGTCCTCATCGTCTATCTCACGTGCCGGCATCATGCCCTCGGCGGCCATGAACTCGCGCATCTGGCGGACGAAGTCCGCGCGGCCCTGGGCTTTCAGAACGGTCATCTGCTGACCCGTCTGGGGATCGATCCGCGGCGAGCCGTCATCATTGAAGACCGGCTCGGTCGCGTTGGTGAGATAGTCGGTGAGGAAGTCTTTGGCGCGTTGGAGGAATTGGGTGTTTTCGACTTGGGCAGAGAAGAAGGCGCGTTGGCGAACCTCCGGCGCTTCCTTCATCCAGCGCTTGGTGTCCCAGGGTTCGCCTCTGGGGATCCGCTTGTCGAGGGCGTCCAGGGCTTCCTCGAAGGGCTGGGGAGGGACGATCATGCGGGCGGACGAGGCGGATGGGTGGGTCCTTCGTCCGTAGAGCGGAAAAGCTGGCTGCCGGTGATCAAGAGCCTGGGTTGTGCCTTCTGGATAGAGCCGAGGACGCGGAGCACACAGTCACGGCGCGCCAGAGCCTCACCGCTGTATTGAGTTTCCAGGCTGGCCTTGATCCGCACTGACTTATGGACCGGGTCCCCAACTGATAGGCGGAGCATCCACGTCCCTCCCTGGGTCTTGTACAGGTGGTGCTTGGGCATAGGCTAGGCTTCCTCGAACAATTCGCCCTGTTCCAAGTCTCTGTAAACCTCCGGAAGGCTGAGAACGTAGGAGTGTGAAAACTTGCCATCAGCGGAGCTCCCGGCCTTTACGCTCAGCCCTAGCATCACATGGCTGATCCGCAGGACGCTCCCTTGCAGACATAGTTTTGCCCGGAAGGTCAGCACTCCGGTCTGGGCCTCCGGACCGGCCTTTAGGATGACGCGATCCCACACATCAGAGAAGTGATCCTCCAGCAGGCCGGTCAGATGCTGTTCGGTCTGGTCCTTGAGCGACGGTTGGGCTACGACGCTGGGCGGCGCTGGCTTGGGGTTGGGTTTGGCTTTTGGGCTCATGGGTGGCTTGGCATTCTTGGTGGCAGAATTCGCCTGTTTGTTGACCGGCGCCCGACCGACCCTCTTTGCTGCAGCCCGGAAGCACTTTTCGCAGAGGGTTATTGGCCTCTCTCCCACAGAGGCAATGGTCACGAAGGCGACATCTGGACCCGAGGCTCCGCAGCGCGGGCACTCTGTCGCCTCGATGACCTTACTGGTTGGAGCTCGGTTGGTCATAGATGTTCTGATCGGCTAAGCAGAGGCTCATCTGCGGATCAGCCAGGGTCCTGGCCTCGGCCCGTTCGGTGGCCCTCAGTGCGGCCAGGCGGGCCGTTTCTCTCTTGTGGCATGGTTGGCATAGGGTGCGGTAGTTCTCGAGCCCACAAGCCCCACCGCCGCGCACGACGGGCAGGATGTGATCGGCGTCCCACCAGGAGCTGCGACATCTATCAAACCCGCGGCCAGCGGCCCAGCGCCTGAGCCGCCCTTCGGATGAGGCGTGCCGGCCGATCCTCCGTGCCCTCTTCAAAAGGGTCTGCAACCGTTCTCGGAGCTTCGGCGTATCAGTTTGGCAGAGGGCGCAGATGCCACGGTCACGCCGAAATACCACCTCCCTGACCCAAACCGAAGAGCCCGAGCGGACCTTGTAATCGTCGATGCACTCCTCCGAACACCATTCGCGCCGGCCAGCCGGGACGGCCTTGCCGCACCAGCGGCAAAGAGGCTTCTGCTCCGCTGTTCTGCGCCTTTGAGGAAGCCGTAGGTGACGCTTCCGACTGTTGTCAGGTTCGTTCATTTCTTGAGCATTGCTGCTTTGAGCGCCGTCCGTCCAGCAGTGGTGATTTGGAAATACTCGTCGGGGACGAACGATTTCCTGCCCGCTGACACCATAAGGCCAGCATCGACCAGGCTTGCCATGTCGGCCCCACCGCCGCAGAAGTACCCGCCCGGCGCCCGGCGGACCGTATGGTCAAGAATCTCGATTTGGCTCTTCGTCAACGGCCACGTCTGCTCGACGGCCCCTTGAGATGGATTGTCAGTCATGGTTGCGGGCCTAGGCAATCTTCCGCTGTCCGTTGCGCCATTGCCGCGATCTGAACAAGCTCTGTCCAGATATTCGCCACATTGCGCGCATGGCGCTTCTTTTTGATCTCGGCCCAGAGTTCATCCATTTCTTCGAGGATGACGGCATAACCCTCATGCAAAGAGTTGAGCTTTGGATGGTGTGCCCGGGCACTCTTTAATTCATTGCTTACCTGTTGCGTAAAGATGGGTGTTGGGTGGTCCGTATTCATTTCGTTTCCTCTATGGGTCAGGGTAGGTTTAATTCATTGCTTACCTGTTGCGTAAAGATGGGTGTTGGGTGGTCCGTATTCATTTCGTTTCCTCTATGGGTCAGGGTAGGGCAATGCACTGGACCCGCATCGGCGCTCTGCGAAGCCGCTGAAGGTGAGCGCCGTCGCCGTCCTGCATCGGGCGGCCATCCACTCTTCGGCCGAGCTGGAATCCGGCCGCCGCATGGCACCATTCGCCCGGCTGAGCGTTGCAGACCGGGCAGATGCCCCAGGTCATCCGCTCTTTGAGCGTAGTCGCTCGGCCGCGTTGTAGTTCGGGATCGATCATCTCGTCGCGGTTTCGTTGCCTATTCTTCCTCCAGGTCGAAACGGTATGCTTTTGCATCTTGAAGAACAGAGGCAAGGTCACCGCAAAGGCGATCAATAGCCTCAGAGTTGGCGCCCTCAACTGGCCCATCATGTGTCCAAGCCCAGATCGTAGGGCGTTCTTCCCAAAGTCCAAAAATGATTGCCCCGAGGGTAGGAATGCCGACAGGAAGAGGATACGACCGAAAGTATTTAACAAACCTACTGTGTACATAAGTCTGTGTAGGTCGGCGCGGCTTTATCTCTGCCAAAACGCAATTGGCCGGTCGTGTTGCCGAACAGAGCCTGATTGCATTGGGGATGGCGAACCAAAAATCTGGACGCCACACGTCATTACTCCATTGCGCAGCCTCATTCAGGCCAGGAATCGCGGGTTCATACTCCCAAGAACACTCTAATAAATCCAAGCCCCTCGCAAAAATGGCCTCGGTTTTGGATCTGAATACGAATCGACTGTATTCCGTAGGAGAAGCTGTTAGCAGGTTCGGCATAAAGAAACCCTGTTGGAACAATTGATCTCGTCAAGGCACCCTAACATGTGGAGTTCCGAATGAAGCGGCGAGGATGGACACTTGATATGCAATGATATGCAATGATGGGCACCGACGTGCACGCGAGTGGCGAATTTTTTTTGATTCACACAAAATCACTCTTCCCATATGCCATCAGGGTATTCGGCGATCAGAAGGTCCAGGTTTGTCCTGATGTAGGCTGCGACGGGAGATGTCCGGTCCCGCTCGAATCCGCACTCGGTCCAGAGCCAGAAGAGGTAGGAGGCCGGCACGTCTTGCATGCGCCGGCCCTGATGCTTGCCGAAAGGCATGGGACACAGATCAGTCAGGACCTTCGGGTTCCGCGGCTTTGATTCAGACGGGGGATCGAAGTGAAAGCTCATCTGCTATCTCCTCAGCCAGGGCTCGGCGTAGCGGAGCCCGACGAATCTGAAGACCTCTTCCTCGGAACCCACCTGAACTGTTGAGCCGTCACCAAGCCTGGTGAAGCCTTCGCCGTATGGGTTCCACCGGAAGCCGCGCGCCTTCGCCGCGGCCGCGATCCGGACATTGGTATCCGCGGGGCCGGTACGGCAAACGAGGTAGTTAAACCAGGCGCCGGCCGTTGTGGCGAAGAGGTCGACCGGGATCCCGCATCGGTGTCGCGCGAGCTTGTTGCGCTCTCCCGCTTCTCGATGATCCCCTCCGCGAGCATGGCGTTGATCTCCTCGTCGGCCAGGCTGAAGGTTTGGGTCCGGAACAGATCGGCGGGCCGGTCCTCGGTCCGCGGGATGTAGAGGATCTCCACATCCCCGACGGCGGCCCTGCGGCGCCGCAGCGAACCGGCTACGATGAGCCGCTCCGTCACGGGTTTGAGCCGCCGGCAGAGTTCCGCCGCAACAGGCAAGGCCTCATCTCTGCTCCATCGCGTCTTCATGCAGTTGGGACCGGTTAGATTCTGCCATCCCTCAGCTTCCCGAGCTCAACCAGGAGGTCCTGGAGGTGCTCGGCCTGTAGGAGCGCATCGTCGATGGCGACGTGTTCGACCCTCAGCCCTCGGGGCGGGCGCTCTACCCAGGGAAGGAGATTGCGCAGGGTGCGATAACATCGCTCGTTTAGGTAGCGCCACGGCAGCGGCAGGCCCGCCCGGCGGTAGGCTTCCTTCAGGATTGGGAAGTCGAAGGATCCGCCCGCGCACCAGATAGCGGTGGTCTCCAGATCCGTCTTCGCCAGCCAGGCGCTGAAGCGTTCTAGCGCGTCCCCGAGGTCCTCTTGGTCCTCTGGGGCGAGGAAGATTTGTCTCCGGGCCTCTTCGGTCTGACGCATCCACCAGCAGACCGTAGCCGCATCGATGCCGAGCCAATCGCAAGAGGTGAGGGCGATTCGCGCGTAGAAGGTCGGCTCCTCATACTGCATCGGCGCGGCGCTGAGCAGCACCGCGCCGATCGAACAGATCAACGATCCCGGGTCTCTGCCCAAGGTCTCAATGTCGACCATCACGTGGGTTTCGGGCATGTTCGGCATAGCGTTTTTGGGCCGGATAGAAGGTCCGGGGGCGTAGATCGAGGGCATCGAGGTGAGCCCAGCGCGAAGCTGCGAAGCGGTCTTGCAGAACCGGGCTGGGCCGTTCCTCCACCCGTTCCTCAAGCCATTGATCGAAGGTCCGCTGTTGGCTCATCTGCTTCATCGTTTGGAGCTGGGGGGTCCAGGGCTCTGAGTCCGAGGTTGAGGCGGAGCTGCACCAGTTGTTCCCGCATCTGCTCAACCGTCTCGCCAGAGGGAAGCTGAGCGCGAAGCTCCGCATCCCGCTTCCGCCGGGCCCGCTCCTTGGCTGTGTCACCGGATCTGTAGGCCGCCGGCGGCGGCGAGGCTCGCGCGGGACCGCCGCGGAGTGAGGGCAGCCACCCGTTTTCGACGTGAGCCCGGAAGTAGGCCGCTGCGTCGCGGATGGGCTTTCCGTTCCGGGTCCAGCCGCAGGCCTCCATCGAGGCGAAGAAGGCCCGGCCGTCCCGCGCCGGCAGCTCTGCCTTGGCCGCTTCGGCCAAGCAGTCTTCCTGGCTCATCCGGCCCTTCGGCCCTTTCCGGCGGACGGGGGGGGTGGGCGGCTCCGCCGCCTCTCCCTCTTCTTCTTTATCTATTTCTATATCTATATCTCCATGCATTTGCATTGCATTTGCATTGCGTTTGCATGCGCGCGATCGCTCCCAACGGGCCTGAGCCGAGGCAGATCGCGACTTCGACACCCGCGGAACCTTCTCCTCTTGGGCGGATCGCTTGGCCGCGAGGCCAGGTTCTCTGAATCCGTCCTCGTCCCGGTCGAGCCGTTCGACCACTTCGGGCCAGCAGCGGGCGAACTCTTCGGAGCTCCAGCCAGTGATCCTGAGAATCCGCTCCTCGAGGGCCGGGATGCAGCCTCGCTCCCATTGGTAGCTCAGGAGCCGGATGTAGCCGCCGGCCGAGGCGGGGCTCATGCAGATGGTCTGAGCCAGGAACTCGGCGGTGTAGAAGGGGAACCAGGGAAGGGAGTTGTTCATGCGGAGAATCGGGAGTCGATGGGTTTGCAGATCCAGCCGGCGCGGCCGTGAGTGACCTCGACGAGCCGGCCGGGGCCGTAGGATTTCCAGAGCAGTTTGATCGTCGGCCAGCGGCCGCCGCGCGTTGCGGCGCCCTTCACGTCCTCCCAGCATTCGAGTCCGTCCTCGACGTAGTAGAAGTCTGGCGCGTAGGGAACGTGGGCCTCGCTGAGGAAGACGGTCGGCGGATGTGGGGTCAGATTCGAGATCTCGGCCGCGGCCTGTCTCAAGCGCAGATAGGCGTAGCGCCTGGATTCGATGCGCGAGTCGAAGTCATGCCCATCGGAACTGACCTTCCGGGCGTTGTACTTGTTTGACCGGCGGCGGAGGAATCTCATCGGATCTTGGCCTCCTTGGCTTCTTTGCAGACACGGCGGCCGCGACAGTCGCAGCAGACGGCTGGCTGAGGAATCCGGAGCGCATCCGGAAGGGAGGCCGCAAAGACGGCGCTGAAGAGCTCTTGCCTGTGGTGGAAGAGGCTCAGAGAGTCGTAGGTGTAGAACTGAGGCCGTGAGCCCTTGATGAGTGGGTAAACGGTTGCGACGCTGATCAGGCCCGGATGGACCCGCTGAGCCTCACAGACCAGAAGGGCGAGGGTCCGGAGCTTCCAATCCTCCTTGGGCGGGATCTTCTCCCGGTTGGGCCGCAGCTCGTAATCGATGATGAGCACGCGCTTCCGGCACTTCGAGCGGAAGCAAAGCTGTACCGTCCCGGAGACGATAGGCGCGCCGGTCCGCAGGTTGAGGTAGATCTGCTTCTCCCGGTAGAGCAGTTCTGATTCGCCGGCCTGTTGCCTCGTCCCCTTGATCCACAGATCCCAGGTGTCGAAGGCCGCCTGTCTGGCACGGTAGGCCAGTTGGGTTTCCTCATAGGTCAGCTCCCGGACCGGCGCGTCCGCGAGGAATCCGCGGATGGCCCGTTCCTGTTCGGTCTCGGCCGAGAGCGGGACGGGTTTGGTTTGGCTCTCGAGCGCCCAGCTACCAGGGCAGGCCATCAGCCTGCCGATCTGCTCTGCATCTGGAAGACCCTGGGGGACAGCTTTGGGTCTGGTCGGCTTCATCTGAGGAGGGCCGCCAGGGCGATGGGGACACCGATCGCCAGGGCGACGACGATCCAGGCGAGGATCTCGACGACGATCCGTTGTGTTCGTGGGTTCATTGTCGGTATGGGTCCGTCTCCGGTGCTGCGCAGGGCCAACAGGCGGGAGCCCTCCGGGTTTTTCCGGACACCGGAGACGGAAAGGTCCTCATGGCCTGAAACGGCAGTGTCGGCTGGGGTCATGGAACAGCCGGGCCAATGAGGCCCGTTCTGCCCGCCGGCGTGCTTGCTCGCGCCGCCGTTCGAGTATGGCGTCTACGGTCCAGATCACGGCCGTGGCGCCTAAGAGGCCGAGGGTGAACCAACAAAAGAGCGATTCGTTCATGGTTTGCTAAGCCTCCTGGCGTCCTCTGCGCTGTAGTAGCGAACGCCGCCTTTCCGGTGAGTCCGGAGCTGCCCTTCCCTGATCAGGCGCTTAATCGTCGACTGGGAGACACCTAGAATGGGACAGCGCTCGCCTGGGGCCTCGCGAGGCAGCCGCAGCCATTCGGCTTGGCCGTTCATGCTGCTCCGTTCGAGGGCTTTCGCGGCTTTGGAGAGCGCCCTGGCGGCGTCGGCCAGCGCTTCAGCGAGGGTGGGAGTTTGTTCCATTTGAGTGAGGGGAGCCGCCCCCGGACAGGAGGCGGCTCCCGGGGCGATCAGGTGGCCCTCGCCGCTTTAGGGTTTGGTTTCCGGCGCAGCCGCACGGCTACGTTCGGGCGTCGGGGCTTTCTTCCTCGGAAGCGTCGAAGATCCTCCCGGACCAACGATCTCAGGTATTGGCTTCGAGTGGTGTCGAGCTCCCGGACCACCCTTTCGACATCTTTGATGAGGTGGTCTGGGAAACTTATGCTAAGCGAGCGCATCATTGCTACGTATTGTTAAAGTTTAACACACGAGAGACAAGAACTTTTTTCTTTAGATTGAAACTTTGCCGCAGGCTGCGTATTGTTATTGCTTAACAATGTCGACCAGCCGCAAACCGATTTCCGTCAGCTTCCCCGAGGAGCTCCTTCCGGACATCGACGCCCGCGCCGAGGCCTTAGGCCAATCTCGATCGGGATATATAATGCTCCTCGTTCGGAACGACCTGAAGAAGCGGGGCGTGGTCGAAATCCAACCGGCCGCGCCCCCGTCTTCGCCCCGCCGGCCAAAAGGCTCAAAATGACGGCGGTCCCCTCGGCATGAACCCGGATCTCAAACAATCATGAAACCCATATTCCTCCTCCTCGTTTCCGCCGTCCTTTCAATCCCCGCCTATGCACGCCTCGGCGAGACCGAAGCCGAGTGTATTCGCCGCTACGGGGATCCGATTGGTCGCAAGGACTCCTCAAAACTTGTCATCTTCTCGAAGAACGGGCTGCTGATAACAGTACAGTTCCACAAAGGGCGAGCGGACTATATCTCTTACCGGAAGCACAGGGAGTATCCTGACCCCTACTGGTTTTCGGAGACCGAAATCTCTACTCTCCTGAAGGCGAACGGCCGAGGCCAAAAATGGGAGATGACTCAAAGCCCCCGGGAAAACGGGAATCACTGGGTTACCGAAGATAGAAGCCTCTCTGCCATCACTTGGGAGATCAAAGAGAATCGGGAGGACGTTTTGGCAATCTTAACATCCGGCAATCTGAACCGCGGCGAAGCCGCCAGAGAGGCGGAGGAAAGGAAGCAGATCGAGGGGCTATGACAGACGACCAGAAACGTACATTGATGGAGAGGGTCCGCCAGGAACTTGGAGACCGGATCTGGAACGAATACCTGGAGGCCCACGGGAAGGCGATGGATGAGGCCGACTTCCGGGCCGAGGTCGATGCGCAGTTCCGGGAGGCCTACGAGGAGGCCTTCGCCAAGGAGATCAAGGTCAGGAAAGAGCTTCCAACGCCGCCTCCCTTGCCTCGTCGTGGAACGCAAACTGCAGACCCTCTCCTCATCGGTGTCTATCCTCCACCGCCCGCCTCCTGGTCTTGGGGAACCCTGCTAGCGCTCGCGGGAATCCTCGCATTTCTGGTGTGTATTGGAGGCCTCTCTGTCATCTTTCTCTTTTCTGGTCCCGGTCTCGATCTCGAAACCCGTTCCCCCGAATCGTGGAAGGCCGGTTTTGACGATGGCTACCTAGTGGGGAAGACGGCCGCCGCGGAGATCCGGCCGCGAAATCCAGAGCTGGCGAGGCGCTTTGCAGAGATCCACGCGGCGGGACACTCCGGCGATCAGGAGGCCTACGAGGTGGCCTATAAGTATGGCTATAATGAGGGCTGGCACCAGCGCGATGAGCTCAATCAGGCGATGGGCCTCCCGCCCGGCCGGCAATTGAGGATAAGGATCTTCCAGTAGGTTTCTATTCGGGCTGCTTAGAGTCCAGCCGGGGAAGGCGCGAGATCGCTTCTCTGAGCGTTTCCTGGCCGATCGACGTGTAGTGTTGGCTCACCGCGGGAGAGTCGTGGCCGATGATCGCCATGGCGACGGCCTCGGAGACTCCGGCGGCTTTCAGCATCGAGGTGGCGGTGTGTCTGAGCGAGTGGAAGCCTATCACCGAAGCGGTCCTCCGCTTTGGCATCTCGCTCCTGCGTCCCTTCCAGTGTTCGCGGGGCGTCACGAGCCTGGCCTCCGTCATGAGCCGGTAGAAGGCCTGAGAGAGGGCGGCGCTCCGGAGGCCGGCCAGGGCCGGGAAGAGGGCTTCGTCGGCCTGGTCGGGCGCCGGCCTGCCGATGAGGTAATCGGCCAGCGGGCAGGCCAGAGGAAGGAGGATGATTCGCCCGGTCTTTCCTGCCCGGAAGCTAATCTCCTGGCGGTCCAGATGGATCTTGTCCCAGCTAAGGTTGGCCAGATCCTTCAGCCGCTGCCCGGTGTAGAGACCCAGGAGGATCATTCCCTTCCACTCGGTCTCGCCGGCGGTCTGCAGCAGGAGCCTGAGCTCCTCGGTGCTGAAGGGCCGCCGGGATTTTGAAGCGGACTTCTTCAGGGGCCTGACCTTCGCGGCCTCGTTTCTCGCCGCAGCTCCGTCGCGCCAGGCGTCGGCCAGCACACCTTTGAGGATCCGCAGCTTCAGGTTGGCCGTCGCCGCCGAATGGACGCTCCCCCACTGGTCCCGGAGGGCGGCGACGTCCTGCTGAGAGAGCTGGTCGAGGTCCCGTCCCTCCCAGGCGGCGGAGGCCTCGTCGATGACTTGGGCGTACTTCTCGGCCGTCGTCTTGGAAATCTCAGGTTTGCGCACCGCGAACCAGCGGGCGAAGTAGTCGGCGGCCAGCATCTTTGGGCCCTCCGGAGAGACCTCAGCCCAGAGGCCTCCAAGAAGGTGCAGGAAGTGTTGGCGGTCCCGGCCCTTCCGGAGCGCCAGCTCGGTGGCCTGCGCGATCTCCAGCGCCTCCTTCCGGTTAGTCTTGCGCGTTGAGAACTGGCGCCGCCGGCCACCCGGCAGGGTCACGCAAGCATACCAGTTAGGAGTTCCCTTTTTGCGTCTGATAGAAGCCATACTGACAACGGTTTTGACAACAGTCTATGACGGATCATGTCAGGTCAACCCTGTATTTATCAGACTATAACAGATCCAAAAAGGCCTTCGTCGTTTCGCGGGTTCGATTCCCGCCCTCGCCTCAGTCTTCAATACCAACGACTTACGCGATTCAGAGGAGCCTACTGACAACGGAAATGCCAACAAACCCGGTGGATCGGGCCAGCGTCATGAGTGGTGGGGGTTTAAGGAAGGCGCATAGGAACCCAGTTGAGGCTTTAAGTGAAAGGCTCAATTTCTCGTTTTATCGGAATCCGATAAATTCCGGATTCCGGAAATTCCCGATTCCGGAACGGTCCTCCGCGCGGCGTGCGAAAGTATGCAGTTTCGCGGGTTTTTCGCACAAAGTATGCGAGCAACGTGCGAAAGTATGCAGTTTCGCGGGTTTTCTCGCACAAAGTATGCGAGCAATTGGCGCGTAGCGGGAGCTACTTGGCGCGTAGCCGCCGAGCTCGAGGGGGGGGAGGATGCTACTTTTTGCGGGCTCCAGCGAGCTGGCAAAAAGTGACATGCCGGCCCCAACCCCGCACGCAACAAAAGTTTGAAAACTTTTAGGAGGCCCGGCGGCGGCGGAGCAGCAGGGGAAGGCCCGCCCCGGTCAGCAGGAGCAGGCTCGAGGGCTCCGGGATCACGCACGCATTGGGGGTCGGGATGCTGGCGCGGATGTCCGGGCCCTCGGAGCCGATCAGGACCACGCCAGGAAAGGGCGCGACGAAGTTGTAAAAGGACAGCTCGAGACTGGGCGCCGTCCCTATGGGCGTGATTGTGATCCCGTCCTCCTCGCCGGGAATCGGCCCGAAGGAGAACCCGCCGTTACTGTAGCCCGCGCTATAACTCGGGGAGCCCTCTCCGCCCACGAGTGGCTCGCAGGCCACGGCCTGGAAGAGGTCGATCTCCTCGGGCCCGTCGCTGAGCGAGTAGACATACTGGAAAATGCCCCCGGCGATGTCCTCGTGATGGATGACCTCCCACTCAAGCACGAGGTCTGACCATTCCACCGGCGCCGGCTCCGGGTCGATCTCCAGATCGGCCAGGATCAGGGATCCGGAATCAATCGTTGTCGCGGCGAAGCCGCCCAGGGACAGGGCGAGGAAAGACAATAACGAGTAAAGAAGGGCCTTCATTGGCCCTAGGATGCGTTAGCGGGGCGCGGTTGGGTATGCTGGGGAATGGCCCCTAATTTCTGAGGCGCTGGTATGCCTTCCGAAGCGGCTTGGCGTGGATGTGGCCCTCTTCCCGGTGGAGTACTACGTCTCGCCAATACAGCACGTCGACGAGCGTCAGGCCGGCCGATTCGGCGATCTCATCAATGCGGGGATGTTCGATCTGATCGCAGTTGTCGACCATCAGGATCCCGCCGGCTGAGATCCGCGGTCCAAAGAACCGCGCCTCCTGGCAGACCGTCTCAGTGTGGTGCTCTCCATCCAGGTGGACGAGCGCGTAGCTCCAGAGCGGATCGGCCACTTGCTCGCAGTAGACGCGGCTGGTCACACGAAAGAAGTGGTAGATACCAGCATAGGCGTCCTCTATGACGGCTCGCAGGACCCGCTCCGTCCGTTCCCTCAGATTGGAATCCTTGTAAGAGTGAATGTAGTTAGTTTCCAGACTCTCGTAGGGGTCGATCCCGTGAAAGACTCTGTTCTGAGCCGCCGTATCGAGGCCGAGCAGGGCCGCGTAGATGCCACCGCCGGCACGGATGCCAACCTCGGCGATGATTCCCTCCGCCTGGTTGTCGACGACGGCACAGCGGGCCAGGCGGGCTATGGTCGCGTAGGCCTCCGGCGCCCCGTCGCCGGTGAGCGGCCGTAGAGCCGCAGGGACGGCGATCACGTCCCAGATGTAGGGCAGCCACCGGTTGGGCCAATCGTGCGCATAGGCCTGGAATCTGTGCGGTTCCTTCATCGGGCGCGGAACTGAATGCCGTAGCCGTAGATCCCATCCCATGGGTAATGGATGACGGAAATATCCTCGATGTTCCATCCGCCGGCTTCGATGTGCGGCACCATGTGAGGTAAGAGCTTGAGCTCGCCATGATAGGCCGGGATGCCAGGCGCATACTCGTGCCCGGCCTGCTCGCCCTGTTGCTCGGGCGGCCGCGGGTCGAAGGGGAAGGTAACGAGGAGGATCCGGCCCGAGGCCACAACGCACTTGCGCGCCTCGGCGGCGCTGTGCGTTATCTCGGCCATGGGCAGATGCTCGAGGATGTCGCCCATGACGACCACGTCAAAGCGGTTGTGCAGGTGGGCCGGCATCGCCCGACAATCCGCCACCTCGTCAATCAAGCTCTCCCGGCCGGTCCACGGGCACCGTTCATTGATGTCAATGTTGTAGGCCCCATAGCGCTTCTTCAGATGCGCCGGATCTGCCGAGGCGCCGACGTTGAGGATCCGTGAGGTGGGGCGCCGCTTGCAGATCTCGGCGACGGCCGCCGCCTGATATTCCACGTGCCCCTCATAGGACGGATAGCCCTTGTCCCGGAACTGTGCCACATACTCCATCAAGCGCCACTTTCCCCAGTGGGCCGCATAGTGGAGGAACCAAGCATCCGTCTCTCCGGAGAAGCTCGCTAGGTGGTTCCATGTTTCATCCAGATCGGAGACCCGAAGCTCGGCGCGACGCACCGCCAGGTTGAAGCCGTGCTGATCCGCCCAGCCGTCCACGTAGGGCGGTCCCAACTGACGGCTGAGCCGGAGAACGCTCTGGCGGCGCATCAGCCAGACGCCGCTGTTGTAGTAGGGATGGAACTCGTCTCCCTCGCGGTTCATGATGTCGCGGCACCAGTTCAGGAACGCGTCCGGATGCATGAGGCGATCCTGCCAAAGCCAATCGGAGTCCGCATCGTGCTCCTCGAAGATGTTCGGCGCATCCGGTTTCGGGATCACGTCCAGATCGATGAAGAGGATGCGCTCATACTCCGAGAGCGCCGCCCAGCGGATGGCGTCGTATTTGATGAAATGCCTGCACGGGTAGCCGCCGCCCCAGTCCTCTTCAGTGATCTCCCGGAAGGCCGCGCCGCACCGGGCAGCGTATTCCCGCTGGAAGGGCAGCGTATAGAGGTGATAGTCGTAGAGCTGCGGCCCGGAGTTGACGGTCATGACGAGCCGGCGCTCACTGTCAGGATTAGAGGGCTTTTCCATTTTGCCAGATCGTAGAGGGAAGGGACCAGTTGGCCGTCGCGATCGGAACCCGGAGCATCCAGGCGCTGATGTATTGGGCCTGATAGGCGTAGAGGACGTCTACGGGGGTGTTGATGGGCAGCAGGACCTCCAGGAGCCGCGCGGCGCCGGCCGGGCTGACCAGGTAGGCCGGGATGCCGTAGGCGCTCCAGAGCGTCCGGGCCCATGGCGAAGCCATCTCCTCGGACTCAGGGCTCTGCTCGAGCTTGTGGGTCTCGTGGTTTACGTCATCCAAGAAGGCAATGCTCCAATCCTTGGGCAGAGCGCGAATCAGAGCGCGAATCATCGCGCCGGCATTCTTCGCCGTCCAGGTAACGTCATCCTCAATCACCAGATACGGGTTCTGCGAGGCGGCGACGAGCTTCAGAATGTCGGCATGGCCCTGGGCGGCGCAGATCTCGGTCTTTCCCATCGCGCTTCTGGCATGGTCCGTAAAGGTGCATCCATCCATGTTTGCCGGCGTGTGACCCCAAAACATCAACGGCCGGATGCCGGCTCTCTCACATTGGCGGAGGGCGTATTCCCAGCGGTCAGGCCGGTTCTTTACCGCGAGCATGATCGCCGGAGGCGAGCTTAGGCCATCCATCGTTTAGGCGTCTCATCCGAGCCCCAGGAGCATTCGGATTCGTGAAGGGCAAAGGTGAAATGCCGGATTGGGCCGAAGATCCGGCGGTTGAAGAGCCCGTAGTAGCACGGCAGCGAAAGGCCCTTGTAGTCCTCCTGATAGGCGGACCTCACCATGCGGAGGAAGTAGGCGAGCCGGTGGGGCCCGAAGGCCTGGAGGGTCGGGCGGTCGCGGAACTTCCACGCATAGGTCAGGAAGTGGCGCCAAAACCGCAGGCCCGGCCTGCTGAACATTAGACCGTTGGCGATCCCAGGCCCGAAGGAATCAATGCTGCGGCATTCCTCGAAGAAGATCAGCTTGTGTTCGCCGATCGGCTTCGATAGGTCGCGCACTCTCTCGCAGTCCTCATCGGTTAGGAGGTCGAACCTGTAGACCCCATCACAATGCACGCGCGTCTCCTCGAAGAGTTCCCAGATGGGGCGCACAGGAACGATGTCGAGATCGGAATAGAGGCCGCCGTAATGATATAAAACCACGTAGCGCGCAAAGTCCGCCTTCTTGATGTGCGGGAAATCTCCCTTGATGAGCGGGATCTGGTCCCACTTGCGACGCCAGCGGCTGTTTCGGACGAGCCTATCTAAATCGTCAGCGCTCCAAAAGCGGATGCTCCATTCCGGATTGAGCCGTTGCCATAGGTCCAAGTGTTCGGTGTATTGCTCGGGCATGTGCCCGCGGCCCTGCCACCAAGACACGTGGATGATCTTCGGAATCCATGGCCACGGAATAGCCAGCATGGCGGATCACTCGGCGTGCGTACCCTCAACACCCCGCTGTTCACGGTCGGCGGTGCGGGTGTTGAGTGCCTGGAGGGCGGACCGCAGAAACAGCAGGGCCGAAGCATTCGCCTCGCAGGCGAAGCGGCTCTGCTGGTAATAATCGATCCTGTCAGCAGCCGCGGCGATGACATCCTCGACGAATGCCCCGTTGGGCTCTTTCCGTTCTGGATCTCTACCTAGCGGCCCGTTCTGCCAACTGATCGCGAAGCCTGTCCCGTAGGTAGAACCGCCGGCCGGATTTCCATCCGGATCGGCCCAGTGTTGGGATTTGAATCCTATTCTCATGACGTGGTTTTTTGATGCGTTGAGGATCTGGCCAAAAATCATCCGCCTCTGGCGCGCTTCTTCTTGGCCTTGGTCTTCTTCTTAGGCGCGCGCACCATGAGCTTTGAGGCCCGCTTGAGATAGTCTTCGACGTCCTGCTCCCGGAAGCGAACGCTTCTCCCGATCTTCATCGCCCGCAGGTGCCCCTCATGCGCCAGCGTTGTGACGGTCCGAGGGGAGAGGCGGAGACGTGCGGCCACCTCGGCCTTGGTCAACATTGGTCCGGAAGGTTTCACGACGCGAAAGGACAGGAAAGGACGGGCAAAAGCCATTCCCCAGAATGGCCCCTAAGTACTACCAGTATTCCGGCCAGTTCTTGGCGCTCCGGTCTGCAAACCACCAGATCGCGCCCGTCGTGTGATAGGTGACTGTTGGCGGGCTCCCGGAGACTACGGTCAGGATGTGATACCAGTACTCGCCCGTTTGCCCTTCGTCGGCCGCACTATCGGTCAGGGGTTCGCGGTGCCGCTGTTCCTCCGGTGCGTGCCCGCTATCCTGCCAACTTCCCTCTACGGATTGCCGTATCCCATACTCATCGGTGATGAGCTGCACCCAAAGCTCTTTGGTTCCGCTGAGGCTGTAGTTCGGCCCTCCGGATGGAGAGCAGGCCTGAGGCTCACCTATGACGTCTCCCTGCCCGAACTGGTATCCGGGCTCGAGGTAGATTGACCCATCCCCGTTATCGCTCACAAGCCACATGTGCCGGTGATGCACGGCCGGCGTCGTGTTCGTGTTCGTCTTGGGCTCTTGGTGCCCGCCTACCACGTCGCCGCCGCCGCTGCCCTCATCCTGCGGGGGTTCGGCCTCGGTCCGGCTCTCAATCGTCCACCATGTAGGACTCGATCTCCTGAGCGCGCGCATCAGCTCGACGTAGTCCTGCGGCGCTAAGTGTCCCGGCGGCCCGAAGGCGATGCGGGTACGGCCGCTCTGAATGTCCTCATCCACGCTCTGGATCAGGGCGGCCATGGTGCCCCATTCGGTTCGCTCGGCGTCCGTGATGTTCAGCACTCGGCCCGGATGCAGGATCGTCTCGCCAACCTCAGCCTCGGCCACGGTCAGCCGCCCCTCATGATGCACCTCGAGCAAGGCCTCGTAGAGATGCTGGGCGATTCCCGTAGGCGTCGCCTCCGCGGGGCTGTAGCTGGCAAGCCCCTTGTAGAGCTTGGTGACCGCATCCGTCCCCGTGATCTCGACTGAGACCTTTACCGCCGGATAGGCCGTCCCGCCGATCTTCACCCGGTCGGGGAATTGCTTCAGCACCTTCTCATTCTCCGCGGCATTGCACGCAATCGTTGCCGACACTATCAACCGCTCGGCCTTTACCTGCATCCAGTCCTCGATGGTCCCGAAGATAAGTTCGCGCGGGTAGTCGCCGGGATCGGTGGAATCCTCTACCTCCTGATCCTCCGAAGCGGCCTCGGGTGGAGCCACCCGGCGCGCAAACGCTATCAGATGCCCGCCCACTGCGAGGTTGGCGTTCGCATAGTCTTTAAGCCACGGTACGTGTTCCTTCCACCAGTTTTCAACCGTGTCCCCCGTCGAACCATCCGGCGGGATCGTCTCGGCCCGGATCCGCTGCTTGTGATAGGATGCCGTGACGCCCCGCAGCGAAACCGTTGTGACCAAGGCTCCGAACTCTCCGCCGGTTGCCGCGAGTGGAAACTTGTCGATCTGGACGCTCACATAGGTGGAGCCGTCAACGGAGTTCGCCTTCTCGTATTTGATGACGACGGCGGGCGGAACGAGGTCCGCCCTATCATAAATCTCTATGTCGGCCAGCTTCGAGCCGTCATTCGAGATCGTTGTGGCGGCGAGGTTGGCCCTGTGATCGATGTGGAGAGTGGGCGGGCTGGTCGTGTAGTCGAACCAGGTCACGCAATCCGGATGCCAGCGCAGGATCGCCCGAACGACCTCACTGCACGTCTGATCCAGGAAGCCTTGGGTCCAGGCCAGGAGCCCCGTTGGCAGCGTCCCGATCTGGAAAGGCGCACCCGCCGCGATACAGTAGCTGAGGATCGCGTCTAACTGATCTGCGGTGTTGATCGCGTTCCCGTCATCGTCCATGCCCAGCAGCACCCGGGAGCGGGCCACAGTTATGAGAGCGTCGCTGTCATCGTAGGATTTCCAGTTCTGTTGAAAGGTGAGATTGTCCAGATACCACCAAGGCCCGGCCAGCTCGTAGCCGAGACGCTCCCGGCCCCCACCTGCGCTCCGGGGCGTGATGACTACTCGGCCGACGAACCACTTCACCCCGTCTTTCTTGATCGTTACCGTCTCCCCATATTCAAAATCGGGATCTGCCGTGAAAGGCTCGGCCAGCTCGAGGACCACGAGGTCCGCCGATTGGCTGGCGCGCCGGCGCGTCGAGACACCTACGCCCCAGGCCTCGAGGGTTTGCTCGGTGGCTCCGTGTAGGAGTGTCCAAAGGGCCATGGATCAGTCGCGGAGGTTGCGGGTCTGTTGCTCAAGGGTGCTCATGCGCGAGAGCAGAGCCCGCTGTTGGTTGGTGAGGCTCTGGAGGGTGGCCAGCAGAGTCTGTGCGGCGGCCTGCTGCTGGGCTCCCTGCGTCTGGAGTGCTGCCCCGATGGCCAGCAGGGCGTCCGCCACTGTCGTATCCGACGCGATGCCGGCGGCGGCCTGACGGGCGGCTCCGTCCTGCGGGGCAAGTGCCGGTTGAGGCGTGACCGGTTGGCGTACCTCGCGCGGGCGCGGTGCGATGCGCGCGGGCGGCGGCTCTGCTCTGGGTGCGGCTACCGGGATCTCGCGCGCGCGGAGGGCGGCGATCAACTGCCTGATCTCGGATGCGAGTTCGCGGAACCCCGCCCCCTCGATCTGCGAGGCGACACGCTCGAGGCCGGGGATCGGTTGAGGGGGTGGCGCGCCCTGGGCTCGCGGCGCCCGCGCGGGAATGTCCCGTTCCCGCACTGCCGCGACGAGGGCGCGCACGTCCGCGCGCGTGTCTTCGTCCAGCCCGCCGGCTGGAATGGCTCTAATCGCCTCCTCGATCCGGGCGGCGATCTCTGCCGCCTCCGTGCCGGTACCGCGAGGTTCAACGGGCTCCCGCGGCGGCGCGCTCAGCATCCGGATCAACCCGCGGATCTCAGCCGCGAGTTCGCGCGTCGCGGTGTCCTCGTGACGGGTGAGCCGGGTAGACAACTCCTCGAGGGCGGCGGCTGTAGCCTCGCGCCTCTCGAGAGGCGCCGTGCTTGATGTTCTCTCCTGCGCGGGTGCCAGGGCCCGGAGGGCCTCCCGGATCTCGCCTGCTATGGCTGGATCGATCGCCGTCGCATCCGGTGCTCTCGAGGGTTCGCGGCGGCTCAATGCCTGCTCAATCCGGGAGATCGCCGCATCGGTGGCCGAGGGTTGGGCCGCCGGTCGATCCGCTCGGGTATCGGGTCCGCTCAGGATCTGGATCAGGGCGCGGATCTCTGCCGTCAGGGCGCGCAATTCCGGCGCGGTCTCCCGCTCGGGTCCGATGGCCTCGATAAGGCGCTCGAGGGCGGGGATTGCCTCCGGAGTCTCGAGGCGCTCCCGCGGGAGTTCCTCGCGGCGGGCGGTCTCTTGGATCTGCTGGGCGCGCGCATCCTCACCCGCGGGCGTAGCCGCTAGCCTGCCGATCCCATCCGCCACCCTGCGCGCGAGGCTGACAAGCTCAGGACTCGCGGCGGCGGGAGGTTGGGGCGGGGCGGCCGGGCGTTGTGCTTCCCTGGTCCTGAGTAGCTCGATCAACTGCTGGATCGCGATGATGAGCGGCCCAACATCCTGGGTGGGGGGGGTCTCGCCGAACCTCGCCTCGATCAGCCGGGCCAGGATCCGTTCGAGGGTCGGAAGTGCCGCGGCAGTGGTGAGGCCCCGCTCCCGGAGTGCTGCCGCATCTGCGCGGCTCACGGGCGCCGGCGGCGGGCGCTCTCCAGGCTCTGCCGGTCGCTGCGCCTCAGCCCGCAATCCCGCGATCGCGGAGGCGATGATCCGCCCCAGTTCCTCGATCCTGGCATCGATGGCGGCGGCAGGTTGGGGCGCCGGGGTCCGCTCCGATTCCGCGAGGGCGCGCACGCGCTCGCGTTCGGTGATGGCGCCGATCAGCGTATCAATGGCGGTCCGCAGTGGCTCGAGGGCGGCGCGGATCTCGGCTGTCGGCGTCCGGAGCCCCCTCGTGATCAACTCACGCAGGGCATTGAGAGCCGGAATGGCGGCGGCTTCTGCTGGTCCGCCCTCGGCCTCGACGGCCTCCCGGCGGCGCGTCAGCTCGGCCAGGAATTCCTCGGTGCGGGTTCCGGGCCTGCTCTGCTGCACCACTGCCGGCAGATCCTCAAGCTGCCGCCTAAGCTGCTCAACAAGCGTGCTGGTGCGTGCCTCCTGCTGCTCGGCCTGGAGGGCGAAGGCTTCCCGCTGCTCGGCGCGTAGGGCGTCGCTGAGTTCCTTCCCCGTCTGAATCTCGCGCGTTTCCGCTTCGATCTCGAACACGCGCCGCAGAGTCTCGATTTCTCGTTGTAGTTCTGGGCGGCGGTCTGGTTGTTCAGCGAGCTTTTCGCTTGCGGCTTGGGCGCGTTCCAGCTTCGCCGTGAATGCCTCGATTTGCCCTTGCGCTTGTGCCAGATCAACCGCGTCTGTCTCCGACGGCCCCTCGGCCTTCTGAATTCGCGCCAGAACATCCTCGATCTCGCGCCCCAATCGTTGCACGGCTTCGCCCGCGTCCTCAAAATCCTCTTGGAAAAGCAATCGCCCTGCCAAGGCGAGAGGCGCGGTTAAGGGCGATGCCGATCCTGCAAGACCGATCTCCGAGAGTTGTCTCCTTGCCTCGTTGATCTCATCCCGCGCCTGGGTGAGTGTTAACAAGCGCGCCCGCAGATCTTCCAGTCCTCCCGGCTCCGAGGATTTCGCGAGGATTTCAGACTGCCGCTGCAGGGCGGCTTGTAGGCCTGCGGACGATTCCTTCCGGATCCTCTGAAGTTCCTCCTCTTGCCGGGTGCGAAGATCGATTTCCCGTTGAAGCCTCTGCTCGGCCCCCTTAAACTCCTTCTCTTCGGCCCCTCCGGTTATGCGCGCCCGCTCTTGAATTCTCTGCGATTCCGTTAGGTCCTCGCGTGCGTCGATCTCTGCCAATCGTCGAGCGAGTTCCGCCTGGGCAATCTGCTCTTGAGCATCGGCTAATTGTTCCGCGCGAGATCGCGCCCGATCGTAGGCCTCGCCAATCTGATCTACCGTGCGAACTGCTGCCTCGGCGGCGCTGTTGGTGCCGCGCCAGGCCTCGGCCAAGTCCTCCACTCCGCGGGTCTGCTTCTGAATCTCGGCCGTGCCCTGTGGCATCGTTCTCAGTGATCCGGCTACTTTGGAGATTGCACCTTGCAGGGTATCCAGGGCCAGGGTCCAGCCGCGGATCATAGGGCGTAACCGGTCATTGATAGGCTCTCCGATGGTGCGTTGCAGCCCTGTCCAAGCATCCCGCAGCGTCGAGAGGAGACCGTTGACGGTCTTGCTCCGCCGCTCCATCTCTCCCTCGAACTTAGCGAAGGATGCCGCAGCGACAGCCCATACCTCCTGTCCGCGAAGACCTTCTTTCTGCAATGCCTCGAGCTGTGCCCGAGTCTCGCCACCGAGCGCCCCGAGTTCCTGGAGGCGTTGCGCTGGTTCGCCGATTGGGCGCCCGGAATCAAGACCGTCATAGAGACGCCCTACCGTTGTCGCTACCAGTTCGAGGTGTTCGTTAGTTAGCGCGGCGATGTTGCCAACTAGGCGGAGCCCGTTGCCAGTTGCGAGCGCTCCGTTGGTTAGGTTCTCCAGAATCCTCGATGCGCCCGCAATTTCGGGCAACTCAAACGGTGTCTCCGCAGCGAACCGGCTAAGCTCTCGCATGCGTTCCTGCGCGGCTTGAACGGAACCGAGTAGAGTGACAAAGGATGCAGTGAGATCCTCGATGGCGGCGGCTTTGCCTGAAGCCCCGATAGCGGCGCGCACGCTCGCGCCAAAGGAGACGAGTCCGGCGGCAGCGGCGGCTACTGGGACGGATGCAAACCGGGAAAACGCTGCTCCGGCCGCACCGATCCGCCCCGGCATAGCCGAGAGCCCGTCGAGGATCCCGGTTCCGACGTTGACCCTATCTGTCTGCCGCGCCTGAGTCTCGAGCCTGCGGAGCGCCTCGCGGGTCTGTGCCGCCTCGGAGCGGAGCCGGCGCGCCTCAGATCCCCAGCGCGAGAACCCGCGAACTTGCGCGAGTTGGGTATCTAGCGCGAGAGCCCGCGCCCGGAGTTGTTCGGTTGCCTGCGCGGTTGTCTGAGACTCCTGCCGGATCTTCGCGAGGGCGGGCGCATCCAACCCCGCAAAAGCCGCATCAAGGCGCTTGGCCTCCTCGGCCGCCTGCTCCGTCGCTACCTCCGTCCCCCGGATCGCGGCCTCGGCCTGTTCGGCTCCGGAGGTGTCCGCCGTGGTCTGGAAGCGGATGTCTACGCGCTTGTTCTCGTCAGCCATCTCAGACCGAGAGCGCTCCCCCGCTGATCTCAAAAGCCTGCGTGACCGTCACCTCGTCGAGTTGGCCCGAGACCGACGCAATCGCCGCATGCGCGATCGTCCAGATGATCCCGGATGAGACCGTGTGGATGGCGACGTTGGCATGCCCTACGGGCAGGAGCGCGACAAGGGAGAAAAGCTCCTGCGCGGCCGTCGCGGGCGAGGTCAAAATTGTAACCTTCGTAAACCTCAGAACATGGCGCACGTTCCCGCGGTCGAAGGTCCGCACGTTCGCGCCGCGAACCAACTCCGCCGGATCAACTAGCCTCGCATTGTCCAGCAGGATCGGTCCAAGCGTGTAATCCCCGAAGGCCAGAAGCTCGGTTGCCCCATGTAGGATCCTATACGGAGACTCGAGGTAAACATCTGCCATCGGAAGCTCATTCTGCCTCGTGCTTTGGATCCTGCGCCGCCGGCGCCGTGTCGCTCTGGGTCTCTACGGGCGCCGCCGGCTCCGCCTGCTGCGGCTCGCCCTCGGGGGTTGGGTTGTCATTGTCAATGATGACGTGATCCCCGGGCGGCGGAGTGGGTTGATTCGTGAGGCGGTCCTGAGCCGTCGCGATGCCCCGGGCCTGCCCTGCTCCGAGGAGTTTTATGCCTTGCGCCTTGAGGGCAAAGCATTCATCAAGGCTTTCCGTTACCCACTCGAGGCCCACGGCGACACCGCCCGGAACACGCATGACGGGCATGCCCCGCGGGCGCGCGCTCTGGACTAACTGAAGGAACGTAGTGGGAACCGGCTCGCCGTTTTCGTCGGTCAGCCCATACATTTCTTGCAACTTGGGCGGAAGGGGCAGGGGCATCGCCGCGGTAGCTACCTCGAGGATGACTGAGCCCTGTAGGATGTTGTCGAAAGCTGCCATGGCATTGAATGATTAAACGAACGGATAGAGCGCCTTGTTTTTCTCGTAGCGGGCTTTCACTTCTGCCGCACTCAAGGCGCGCCTAAAGATTGCTGGCTTTGCCAGAGGTCCAATAAAAGCATCGTTCCCCACATATCCCCCGGCTAACCGAACATACGCGCTCATCACTGCCGGCGGCTCAATGATTGCCGCACTCGCTAAGCCGTCCACATAAAGCCGGTAGGAGCCCGATTGCATAACCATCGCGACGTGATGCCATGTCCCCGGCACCTGCGCGAAGGACTGCGAGGCCGCGGCCGCATCCACAAAAGCCCCAAAGACCCTTTGGATAACTGGTATTTCGTAGGCGACGAGGCGCGGTCCAGCAGTCGCAGATTCCGATCCGTCAATGATCTTGACGGCAGCCGCGATGCCAGGGTGTTGGGCCCAAGCCTCTAGGGTAAAGTCTCCAGCCGGAACCGCAAAGTTCCATTGGGCATACGAGGACTCGCCCGGCATGTTCAGCGAGTAGGGAGGCCGGATCAGGTTGATAGGCAGCGTCGTTTTTCCCACTGTCACGCCGTCATCGTAGCGCGCCACATGGATTGCCGGGCTGCCGCCGATCAGGTCGGGATGGATCGCCCCGATTTCGTCCCTCCACTTATTTATGTAAGGGCCTTTATTGGTCCATTGATTGGTCCACGCGCCGGTGTTTCCAGCATCGAGCTGTACTCTGAGGAGTAAGCTCCTCATCGAGCTGGAGGTATGCCCAAAGTAGAACGCCGGCAGAGGTGTTGCCATGTTCGGCTTGGCGGTGAACGAATCGGAGAGCCCGTTGAGAGTGATTGTCGTAGCGCCGGTAACGTGATTGTAAATGCAAACCAACTCGTTTACCGCATAGGGAACCGGGAGCTTGGTCGAGACTGAGTTGTGAGCCGTGGAGGGGAAATAGTGAATGACAACCGGATTGCCGCTTGTGTTTAGTTGAATCAACAACCCCTGAGAGTTGACGACATGCCCTGCGTACATCCTTTGAGGTGCGCCGGTCGGAACATAAAAGAACAGGATCGAGATACGGTAGGATGCGGAGACATTAGCTTGAGTGAGAAATCGAACATAATCGTCTATCCCGTCAAAGTGCATGCGTGACTCGAGATTCTCATGGGCGCATTGCGGCCAGCCTAGCAGGAGGTCACTCACTCTGCCTAACGGTGCCGTCATGGAGGTTACGTGAGCAGTCCCGATCTTGTCTTGCCAGTCGGCTAGGGTGTTGCCCGTATTGATCCACTCATGATCGAAGCTCCCGTTGTTTCCGAGATCGATTGCCGCCTCGTAGATGACTCCCGAAAACTGGAAGTTGGCATCATTGGCACCAAAGGAACATTGGAACGTCGGCGTAGCCTGCTGCAGCAATGCCAGGGTCTGCGATTGGCCATCGATATTGATGGTGAGTTGTTGAGTGCCCGCGTTGTAGGTCAGAAGGATCTCGCAATAGGCATTAGGCGGGACAGGAATGGTTGAGGTCGCCGTGTAGGTGGTACTCCCGGCCGCGTGATGCGTCACCACGAGAAAGCCAGCCGGTGTCACGGCAACCCGCATTCCGCTGCCAGATGCCCCAGTGGTGGCATTCTCAAAAATCCGGTAATTCTGCGGCCCGCCAAGCGGCCCAGGGTTGACCCATAGGAGCCGAAACCGCATCCGCAGGTTGCCGCTTGTGTTGATAACCTGCGTCGTCATCAACCGCCCATCGTAGAACCGGGAGAAGCAAAGGACACTCAGGCTCCGTTCCAATAGGCGTTCGCGGAATAGCACGGAACCAACCCCCCCGATGCTGGCACCATTCTGAGCTTCCCACCTTCGATTAAGCGGGGAATGATCCCAGATGGGATTATTGCCGGAACGCAGCGGAAGCCAGAAGACCAGAGATGCAGGCCGAACGGGGGTCTTTTGCGGGTAGGAAACCTCGTCGCGGATCTCTTGATGGGTGAGGATCGCGGCCCACATGCGCGCCTCGGATGCATAGCCCGTTGGAACGTCGATTGGTGCTCCATAGTTGCGCGAGAACAGGCAGACCGTCGCACCATGGGTTGGAGTGCCGGTCAATGCGCCGCTGCCTACCAAGTCCCCGTTGACGTAAAGCGCGCACGTTATCCCGTCCCATGTGATCGCGAGATGACATCCAAAGCGCAGTAGCCCGATCCTCGCGGAATCGATAAAACTTATCATGTTGCCGTTTACCTTTACCTCGATCTTGTTCTCCGCGGAACGCCAGACCGAAAACCCAACATGCTCGGATGTGCGGGTGTCGATCAATACTCCGGAGAGTGCGGTATTTTTGAGTCGGCAGGTGAAGGTGATCGGCGGCCCGGCTGGAACAATGTTGGCGCGAGTGAGGTAGGTATTCGCGCCGTTTAGTGCCATCGCGCGCCCGGTGAAGAGTTGCAGGTTGCCCTTGGCCCCGGAGTCATCCCGCATGACTCCGGAATAGATTTCCTCTGTGCCGATGAGAGAGAGCGCGCCGCTGACGGGATCGCTCGGCATGACGGGCGTAGCCGGGGGGATGACTACACCGCCGCCATCTCCGGCGTCTTCCGGTTCGGCCGGCGGGATAGGCGTTCCCCCTGGGCCTGCGCTCTCTGGCTCCGCCGGAGGCGCGGCAGATCCGCCGCTCCCATCTCCGGCGTCCTCGGGTTCCGCAGGAGCGGCGGCCCCTCCTGCCGGCGGTGGAGCGGCTACGGGCGCGGCTCCGTCCGGGGGTTGGGGCGTAGGGGCCGGGAGGATCTTCTCGCCGGGCTCGTGGACATGCTCGGCTCCGCCTCCTCCCCCGCTGCCCGGCGGGGAATTCTCCACGTCCTCGGGTGGCGGCGGCGCCGCCCCGCTGGGCGGCGGATTCGGGATCGAGGCCGGGGGCGGAGGTGCGGCTCCGCCGGGCGCGGGGTTGGGGACCGGCGCGGGCGCGGGGGCCCCTCCGGCGGGCGGAAGGTTGGGAATATCATCTGGCGGAGGGGGGACCGATCCCTCGACGAACAACGGGATCTCCTCGGGCGGCGGCGGGTCAGCATCGCCCGGCGCGGGGTTTGCCATCGACAGCGGCGGCGCGGGCGGGGATCCGCCCGGCGCGGGGTTGTCGATGTCCTCGGGCGGAGGCGGGCTCCCGGCCCCAGGCGCGGGGTTGGGGATCGGCGGAGGCGGCGGGGGAGCCGATCCGCCCGGAGCCGGATTCGGGATCGGCTGGGTCGGCACAGTTAAGAGAGGTTCGAGATCGTGCCGGAATTGAGCGAGCTGTAGAGTCCTTTCAGAACCAACTCATAGCGGACCAAGTCGTCATTGAACCGCGTGGCGTTTACGCTCGCCTCGGCCCACAGGTCCATTACGTTGATCAGCTCGTCCTCGTGACTGTAGTTCTGGAACTTCCACCAACCCCGGCAGGGCCCGGCTTTGCTCATCGGCACAAAGTCCGCTGTGATCTTTCCGGCGTTCAGGAACAGAAGCTCGAACATGAGCGGGCTGCCCTGCTGGACCGTTGCCGTCAGGGTCAGATCAACGGTGCGCTGCAAGATTGCCGTCCGCCGGTAAACGCCCGGGGAGGGCGCGCGTACCTCGATCTCTTCAACCTGGGGCTCGATGTTCGCCTCCGAGATCTCTCCGATGTCTGTCCAGTTCGTCACTGGTACGACGTCCGGTTTTGCCGTCGCGCTGACTAAGATGGCATCGATTGTCTCGCCCTCGCGCGCGAAATAGAGGTGAGAACCGAGGATCAGGTGTTTGAGGTCCATATTGGTTAGAGTTGGATAGTTGTTTTAAGAATCACCTCATGCACTACGAAGGGCTCTTCGATGGTCGGGCGAATTTCGGTAACGTGCAGCAGATAGGGTTTCGTTGGGCGCGGGCTTGGCAACTGCGCGCGGTGCAGGGTCCGGCAGATGATCTCCACCAAGTCCGGCGCCGGCGTCGCCGCACCGCGCAAGGTGGGCTGAGTGATCAGAGCCGCTGCGTAGAGGGCTTCCAGCCTCGGGCCTGGGTGATCGTCCCACTGGCTCGAGGCTCCCGTGAAGGCGACTACGATGGCGCTCCCGCTCGTCTTCGCCAGAGCCTTCTGGACAAGTGCCGCGGTGTCTTTCTGCATATCCACCAAGATGTCGCACTCGGCCAGTTCCGGCACAGAGCCGAGCAAGGCCGCGATGTCTGCGGCCATCGAAAGAAGTGTGGAGGCCATGCATGGTCAGAAAAGAGGGATTTCCATCAACGGGTCACCCCCGTAGCGGGCGCGTCCTGTGGTTGCTCCTGCCTCTGCGAGTTCGGCATCATCCGGTGCTTCGATCTCGATCTTGCAAGCGGCGACGTTCTCTAAGTAGGTCAAAGCCGAGCGGTATTCTTCCCGGCGCAGCTCACCTTGTAGCTCCGTCATCGCGGGCAGGGCCGCGGCCAGGGAATGTTTCACAATGGCAACGGCGGCCCATAGGCATTCCTCCGGTATCTCCGGAGAGGCGGCCATCACATTCCGCGGACAGGTCGCCACGTAGCCCCGGATCATTCCGGAAACCTGGGCAATGATCCCGAGTAACCTCTGCGGATCCGTACCAGTAAAAAACTCATCCCCATAGGCCGCGATCTCGCTATCGATCAGCCGGTCCCGAACATGCTCAGGAGTAAGGGTCAACCACGACATGACGGACGGCGACTAAGGCGGGCTGAGCGAGACCGGGCGAAGCGAACCATGCCTTCTTTGTGGGAGAGTGTCCCGGCCTCGCCCATGCCCATTAGGAGGGATTGAAGTTGAGGCGCACCCCGGCCGAGGCGTTGGTTATCTGGACGTCTTCAGACCAGTCAAACTTGGCGACCTCAACCCGCTGATCGTCCCGCAGGTAGGAGCCGGGAACCATCCATTGGCCCATGAGCCGAAAGGTTTTCATGAAAGACGGATCGCGCCGCGTCGGAGTCGCGTTACGCGCGAACACGATCACGGCGTTATCCAGCAGAAACTGCATGCTCTTGGTCACCCCCACGTTGGTCGTATCGTGGACCATGTAGGAAACCCGCACTTCCGGGTTCCCGATCAGAAGGCCTATAACGTCCTCCATCGAAGGGTTGATTCCGTCCGATTTCCGACCGCCGCCGGCATAACGTCCTTTGGTCTTGCCGTGGTTCTTGAATCTGCGGAATGCACTCGCCCCGAAGAGGACGCCCACTCCCATGACGGAGCCATAGGCTGCGTTCCGCAGCACGTTGAGGATCTCGCCATCGATGGTATCAACCAGGTCCACCGTAGAGGCCTCGGAGGCGTTGACGTTCGTCCCGGCCCCAAGAGAGGCGAGCGCCTTGTCGATCACAGATTTTTCGTGCGCGAGTGCGCCGATCTCTGCACAGGCTGTCGCGCCCTCCATGAGCATGTTCTCGAGGGCGGCCGCCTCGAGCTGCTGGAGATTATCCACCGGATAGTCGAGTGCGTGCGGCTCGCAGTTGTAGGTTGCGTCCGCGGCCTCGAAGCGAATCTCGGTGGCACGCCCGCCGATAGCTCTGCGGGTATCGGGAATGTGAAACCGGTTCTTCTCCGTGTAGATTTTATAACGCCCGGTTGAGGTTGGGACGCTCACCGTTGGTGCGAGAAAGTCAGCCACAGGTTGGGTGGCGGCTTGGGCCGCGCCCTGCGCGTATTCCCGGATTACAGGATTGGAGGAGATGGAGGCTAGGCTCATGGCAGATCAGGTGATCAAAGTTGCGATGTGAAGATCAATAGAAGCGGACCAGGGCTAAATCTGAGGCGGAAGCTGCTTCCTCGACTACGCCTCGGGCCGTTCCCGCTCCCAGAACGATGATTTCCCCGTTGGCCGCAGTCTGAAATTGGGCTCCCGCAGTGAGCGCGCCGTTGGTACAGACCCGAAACTGTCTGGTAGAGTCGATAGGAATGATCGTAACCATGGTTTGGCTCGCGCCTCCCTCATCGATCACGTAGACGGGGCGCTGATCCGCGGCGCAAAGGATAACCTTCCCCGTTCCATCGAGGACGGCGCAGAATCCCTCTCTTCCCGCTAGGTTCAGGCCTGCGAGGCGGCGAATTGGGCCTTCTCTGACATCAGTTTGCTTGCTCATAGGTTAGGATTGGATCGAGGTTGATCGAGGGTGAATCACTCCGGAATGGATTTCCCGGCGAGCTGCCACGCTTGGTCGAAGCGCATCCCGGCCTTGACGAGTTCGTCGGCTTTCGCGCGGATCTGCTTGGCGCGGACTTCGCCAAGCTGAGGCGCCTGCCCCCGCGCTTGATCCTGACTCAGGACGCGCCGCGTAACGGGGTTGGCCGGGATCGAGGCCAGGGCCTTCTGGGCTCCTGCCGGATCTTCGAGAAGACGCCCTCTCCAGAACGTCTTCGTTTCCTCATCCTTGGCAGGGATCCGTCCGGCCTCGATGGCCTCGACCAGAGCCGCGTCGGCCTGCTCCGCGCGCGCCTGCGTTAGCGCCGCTTCGGCCCTGTCAGCCCGCTCCTTTTCTGTCTTGGCCAAGCTCTCGGCCGTCTCAGCTCGGGCATTCGCGGCCTTGAGGGTGGCGAGGATCTGGGCCGCGGCCTTTTCGTCTACGTCTTGGTCTGTCGTAAGCAGGCCAGCCTTCACGAGTGCGGATGCGAATTCGTCCATGGGATCGGCAAGAGTTGTTTGATGGGCGGCTACCCTGCGGATTTTGCGGAAGGCCGGGTCATTGACCAGCGCGCCGATTGGCCCCTGAGATGCTAGGCCCGTAGGCGTCCCGTCGTTTCCAATCAGGAACGCAGGGCTGAAATAGCTGTAGGACCGGCCCGTCACGGCCTCTTCGCCGGCACGGGTCCACTCGACCAGGAGATAGAGGCCTTCGCCTTCCACCCACTCGAAGCCGGTCGGGATCGCGGCCGCGGCTGTCCCCGCATGATCGAAATCGATATACGGGCGGACGTTATCCTTGAGCCGCTTGGCGAGTGCGGCGGAAAAGCGTTCAAAAACCGACGCATCGACTGTGACGGTCAGCGTCTTTGGCTTGCCATTCACCGTCGCATGGACTTCATGCGTCCCGGCGGGGAGATACATGATCCGGGCCGAAGGGGCATCGCCGCATTGAATGCGCTGGGCGGCGCTCGAAACGAGCAGGTTGGTTCTCATCCTTCTTCCTCCGGGGTCGGGGGCTTTCCTTCTTCTTCCTCCGGGGTCGGGGGCTCTTCGGATCCCTCCTCTTTCTGCGATTGCAGAGCCTCGCCCTCGAGGTCGACGAGCTCCGCCAAGGCTTCTTCCATGGTCTGCGGATAGGGCTCATCCTCCCCAGTGATCGGCACTCCGCCGACGTTGTGTTTCACATGCACGCAGCGGTCGATAAACAGCTTCTCTTCGCCGTGCAGGGTCTCGACAGCGACCGCGGCGTCTACGCGGTCCTGCGTATCAGGCGGGCATGTCCCGACCACTCCGCAGAGATCCATAGCGGCGGCGAGTTTTTCCTCGATGACGGCCTTTTCTGCTGTCAGGTTCGCGATCTCGGTGGCGAGATCTTGGCAGGGTGCTAATACGTCCATGGTAGTTATGGGTTAGGGTTCGAGTTCTTTCAGGCGGTTCTTGATGCCTTCTAGGTAGGCGTTGGAAATCTCCCCAAGCGGCGGGAGCGCTCCCGGCCAGGGCTTCTGATTGACCCTCTTGCGCAGCAGATAGATGACCCGCAGGCCGCCCGCCCCGTCATCCTGGGCCAAGTAGGATTTGCCCTTGGGGCGAAATACCCGGCCGAAGGCGCGAACGTAATCAGCCACCCGGCGCGCGTGCGCCTCGGGCACCATCGGGATCGTCAGGGCCTTCTTCTTCTTCGCCTGGATGACTCCGCCCGTGAGCTTGTGAGCGAAGCCTGGCGCGGCATTGGTCACGACGGCGCCGTCGGCGTTCGCCTGGGTCACCGCCCAGGCGCGCACGATCAACTCACCGAACCGTGAGCGGTGCCTGCCCGCTCCATGGGTGGGGAGCTGGGGATTGGTCCAGCGGCGCGCGCCCTCGTAGTCCCGATGGTAATTCCTCAGAAACTTCACGGCCTCGCGGCCGCCCAGGTCATTCATCTGGGCCCGCCCGCTCGCGCCGATGCCGGCCAGGATGCCCCGAACGGCTCGCATGGATTCGTCCGATTCAATGCTGACCTCGAGCGAAATCATACGTCTATCCTCCCCACGGTTCCGGACAGGAGCCCGGCTGAGATCGATTCCTCCAGGGCCGTCTTCAGGGTTTCGGTGTCGAGCTTGTTGAACAGTTCTGGCATCTGCCGTCTCGCTGCCGTCACGGTGTTGAGAAACTGCTTGTCTGTGACCTCACCGCTCCGGGCGGCCCGGATCAGGGCCTCGAAGTAAGGCCGCACCCCGGAGAGCCATTGGAGCTTCACGTCAGTCAGGCCGCCCAGCACCATGTCGACCAGCCGATCGAGTTCCTTCTGCCGCTTTCGGGTTTCGGCGCGCGCGGCCTCCACGGCTTCGGCATCTTCGGGCATAGGCTCAGGGTCTTCAGTCTCATCTCCGCCCATGCCGGCCGGTTGCGGCTTCGCGGGCGGCTTGAAAAGCTCATCCTCGGGCGCCGGCATCGGGACTCCATGCCGCTCGTAGAGCCAGGACGAGGCGACCGGCAGGCCCATATCGGTGAAGAGGATCTTGTCGCGGTTCGCCATCGCCATCTCATCCTCGGGCTCCTCGATGCCTGGATCCAGCCAGGGCAGCCCGTCCACCTCCCCGAAGTTCAGCGCGATTATCGAGGGGATCAGTTGGTGATTGATCACCGCCGCGGCCATGTCGGCGCACCCACAAAGCACTTCCATCCGAACGCCCTCGTGCACGTCCCCTAGGGCGCGGCTCCCCGAATCCCCAACGTCGGAGGTCAGGGTCTGGCCGAGGATCAGGATGTCCGCCTGAGTATCAGCACGGTCGAGGAGTGCGCCCTGGGGAAGGGATGTGGCGGCCCGGTTCGCCTCTTGGATCTGTAGGCTCGTACCTTCCGGAAAGGCTCCCCAGCCGGAAGTCCCGATGTTGCTCAGCATGGCCTCGATCTCGCCAATCAGGGTCTCATCGCGGTAGGTGGCCCACCTGAGCGGGATGCCATAGATCTGGCTAAACTGCATGAACCACTTCAGCCCGTAGCGTTGCGCGACCCACCAGCCAACGAGGCTACGCATCGGAGCCGCGACGGAGGCATGGCCCGTATGGGCCCGGTAGTTGCCGATCAGGAAGTGATGTTCGGGAAAATCCTCGAGCTGCCCGTTGTAGTAGCCGCTTGGCTTCAGCATCAGCCGGTCCTCCTCGCCGCGGTGGCAGGGATAGCCGAGGTATTGGGCCGATACGGTGCGGGCCGCCCTCGGGAGGATGCCGTCAATGGTCGAGTGCCAGTAGACCTCAAGTACCCGTGTCCCTCCGAAGGCGGCCGTTGCCAACCATCCCACCAAACCCTCGAACCCATCCTCCTGATAGGTGGGCCTCGGCGTCATGGACCAGATCGCTTTCTCGATGTATTCAGCGATCTCCTGCGCTTGCGGGGTTGGATCCTTCCCCTTTTCCGCAAAGGGCTGGACGCTCCAGGGCGCCTTGCCGACGGCCCGCCTGACTTCGCTCATGTTCTTGCTGAGCCGCGGCCACGTGTCGACCATCAGCTCGAAGAGGTAGCCCTGCTGGGTGAGGTCGCCCTGGAGGGCGCTGGCCAGGATCTGCTCGATCCGGACGGGCAGCAGGTCGCGCTCGACGTAGCTGAACAATCGCTCGGTCGCATCCGGGACAATAACCGGCACCTTGGGCGGTACCTTCTGCGCGGCCCGGGTCTGCGCGGCTGTAACTCTACGTTTCATCCCTCGGTCATTTTGACTTCGACTAGGCTTTTCCTTGGCGGCGGCTTGGGCGGATCTGCTCCGCCCTGAATCTTAATGAGCGTGCAAGCATTGAGTATCCCCCCAGTTAGGAGGGCCAGGATAACAAGCCTGAATCGAACATCGCTCATCGGCCGTTCTGGATCGGCTCCCCAAAGACCGCCCACCCCAGGACGAGCAGCAGCAGGAACAGGAGCAGGTGAGCCCCGGATTTCTTGTGATCGGGCCAGGTTGTCCAGACCGCAAAAATTACCCATAGGATCATCAACACCCAGAAGAGGATTGAGAGTGGCATAGTCGTTACCAGTTGGTGTTATTTGCTGTCGCTGACCGGCTCCTGCATGGAGTCGAAAGCCTTGCGGATGTCCGAGCCGACGTAGGCCGAGAGGTAACAGGTCCCGATCGTCGATGAGGAGTGGGTGGCCACCAGAACGGGCTCGCCCCGGAAGAGGATGAAAACGGGGTGCCCGGAATCCCCGGTTGTCAGCGGCGGTCCCTCCCATGTGGGATTAGTGCCCGGCTTATAGTCCACCATCCCCGCCAACCCGTAGGGATCCGTGACCCGGATGCCCTCGATGTACCACGCGCCCGCAGCCTCCAGGCCAATCACGGACGCGCTGCGCGCCGGAACGTCGGGCGAGCGCTGGTTGTATTTGGTCCTGATCGCCTGCGCGCCGTCGTAGGAGTGGACCCGCTGAAGCGCGAGGGTCCGGTAGTGGCGCACTGAACTGGGCAGGTCCGCATCGAGGAGGTAACACCCGATGTCAGTCTTCCCCGCTCGGGCGCGCGCGACAATGGTCCTGGAGTGCGCCTGCCCGTTCCGGTCGTAGAAGGTGACCACATGCCCGACCGCGTAGGCGAACCACGCCTCCGGGTTGCCGTAGTTACTTCCATAGTAGTGATGGGCGCATACCATGTGACGGCGGCCAATCAGCGTCCCGGCTCTGCTGTGGTTCCAGACCACACCCGAGAAATCGATGTCCCAGTGCGGGTTATAGGTCTTCTGTGTCGAGCTGTAGTGCGAGAAAATCGCCCAACCGGGTCCGTTAGGTGGCAGGCATTGAAGGGTTTCGGCGGTGATGGCTGGCGCGAGATCGATCGAGCCGGGGACCCCTCCGGCGCGGGCCGCGATCAGATCCTTGCGCTTGAGGTATCCCGGCGGCGGTCCATGCCGGGGCGTTGGATCGTCCATGGGCCGCGGGTCGAGGATCTCCACGGGCTTGACGCCGGCCGGGTAGTGGTGGCCCCGGTAGGCGCACCCGCTCAGGAGCGCGCATGCCAGTAGGAACGGAATCAGGGCCGCAGCTCGGCGGCGGCGGAGGACTAAGACGACCAAGCCCAGGAGGGCCAACCCCAGCGTTCCGGCCTCGGGGATCAGGATCAGCCCCGGACCCTTCGCAAAATTCGTCTCCGCACCGCCGACGATTTGCCCGACATCGAATACCGAATTCCCGCCCGGCTCATCCTCGAGGTAGATCGATGCCTGGAAGGGTTCACGGTTCGACTCAAAGGAGACGCTCGAAAATCCTTCCGGCAAGGTGAAGGTGACGGCGGAGGGCAGGAGGTTAGCAGGGCCGAACGTGTAGGATCCGTCCGGCGCATCCACGCCATCGAACCGAACGCTATGCAGGGCCTGCGGGTCTGTGAGCGAGTCGCCCGCGATCAGCTCCGCCGGCAGGTCGAGGGAGAAGACGGTGGCCGGCGAATCCGATCCTGGCAGAAACTGATAGGTGTAGATTGCGCTCGAGTCCGAACCTGCCTCGATCTCCCAGACAAGCGCCGCCGGGCCCCATGGATCATTGCCAAGGTCAGCAAATAGGAGCAGTGTGCCGGAGATCGTGGTGAGCTCGCCCTCGTCCGGAATAGCAGCGGGCGCCGCACATGCGGGCATGGTCAATGCTAGGATCAGGGCGCGGCGCATACGGGCGCAGGATACGGGGCGCGGCGCGCCGTCCCTATGCCGGAGATCGGCCCCTAAAAACGGGTGATTGACTTCACGGCAAAGGGCGATGCTGGGGCGCGGATGGAACGTAGTTGATCGCGGGATAGGGCGCCAGTCCCGATCTGCATCGCGATTGCCCCCAGGAGGGCGTCTGCCCTGTCTGGGCTCTCAAGGCCGCGGGCCTTCATCTTCTCCTTCGGTTCCGCCTTCAGCTTGCCGGCAGGCGTCATG